CCGTCCCGAGCTGGACGGCTGGCTTGCCGCCGTTGACAGGCTGAACGGCGGCGGCTCAGGAAGGAAGGACACCTCACAGACCACCCGCCAGTCATTTAAATCCCTCAGAAAGAAACGCAGAAAAGGTAAGCAGAAAAATGGCCGGTAATTTCAAAGTTGGCATGACCCTGACTGCGAAGGACGAAGCCTCGCAGGTTCTGGAAAAGGGACAAAAACAGGTTATCAAAGCCACCGAAGGTGTAACAAAGGCGACACGGAAGGCAGGCGCAGAGCAGAAGCGTACCGAGCAGGAGAGCGTTAACAGCACGAAAAAGGTCGCAAAAGAGATACAGCGTGCCGCCCGTGCCCGGGAAACGCTCGGTATTCGTGCAGAACGCGAGATCCGGCGTGAAATTTATCAGACGGTTGCCAGCTATAACCGTCTGGCCCGTGCCGGTTTTGAATCTGCGCAGGAGCAGGAGCGCGCCATGCAGGCCACCCGGGAAAAAGCCCGGGCACTCAAGCGTGAACTGGATGGCGTCACTCAGGCTCAGATGAAGATGGCGAAAACGCCTGTTATCCCTGAACAGGGGCGTTTTGCCCGTGCGGCTGCATTTGGCGGGAATGCCGTGACAACAGGCGCTGGTATCGCAGCAGGTGCGGCCATTATGGCGCAGCCAGTCAAAAAGCAGATGAGCTACGAACGCCAGCTGGCAATGATGGCCAATACCGCCTTCAGTGATGGCGGGCTGGAGGGGCGCAAAGCCGGTCTTGAGCAGATGAAAAGCAGCATCCGTAACGCGGTGACCTATGGTGGTGGCACGAAAGAAGACGCAGCCGAAACGCTGGATGCCCTGCTGAAAGACGGCATTTCATTTGAAACAGCCAGTAAGTGGCTGCCCGAACTGATGAAATACGCCACGGCTTCAGGCGCATCTGCAACAGACCTGGCTAAGGTGATGATTAAGGGCAAAAAGACCTTTGGATTCCGGGATGAAGATATTTCCACCGTTCTGAATATGGCAATTGCAGCGGGCAAAGAAGGCAGCTTTGAACTGAGCGACATGGCCCGCTGGTTATCCCAGCAAATGGGCGCTGCGTCAGCTGCGGGGATGAAAGGCAAAGATGATTTCGTCAAGATTCTGGCGCTGAATGAAGCTGCCGCCATCACGGCGGGCAGCAGTGATGAGGCTGGAAATAACGTGGTTAACTTGCTGGCAAAACTGACCAGTAAGGATATTGAAACAGCGGCTGCGGGGATAAATTACAACGGTAAGGGAATCGACTTTTCCGGCACACTGACTGAAGCGCGCGAACATGGACTTAATCCGATAGACGCGCTGTCCAGCCTGATAGACAAAATTGTTGCCAGCGATAAACGCTATCAGGAGCTGCAAAAGAAACTGGCCTCCGCCAGGGATAAAGGCGAGCAGACGGCTGTTTATGATTCGATGGCAACACTCCTTGAAGGCTTTGGTGTCGGAAAGCTGGTTGCAGACCGTCAGGCGTTGATGGCGTTGTTAGCCTACCGTAACAACCCTGAATACCGGAAAAAGGTTGAAGACGCGATTAATCAGCAGCGCACCCTGCCGGAAGGTCAGCGCGCGGGTGATGTGGATTTTAAATTCATATCAGACACGAATGATTTTAAAACCGGGCAGGCTAAAAACACGCTTGAATTTTCACAAATGGACAGCGTGAAAAAGCTGGCGGATGCATCCGGTACTGTGGCCGATGCCATAAGCTGGGCGGGTGAAAAGTTTCCGGGGCTGACCACGGCAGTGGTGGCAGCCACGACCGCCATTGAAGCGATGACCGCAGCGGCTCTGACATGGGCCGGGATCAAAATCCTGACCGGGGGTAAACCCGGTGGCAAGGCTGGCGAGGTTGTCGGTGATGTCATTGAAAACACGGTCAAAAAAGGCAAAGGATTTAAAATCCCCGGCATTGCCGGTAGCCTGCTTTCTTTCGGTGGCACCGTTACGGCACTGGCCACCGCAACCAGCCCGGAAGAAGACGCCGCCGTCGAAGGAAGCGAAGAACGCTGGAAGCGCATCCGTGCCCGATACCCCCAGGAAATCATCGACGCCGCCCGTAAAAAATACCAGCCGTGGTGGCAGTTTGGGGAAGGCTACTCCACCGAAAACGAGGAGTGGTTGAGGCGCTGGGAGGAAGACAGGAAAAAAGCCGCAGCTGATGCCCTGCCATCACCGGCGCAGGTCAACAAAGCCGCAGGAAACACAACGCCTGAATCAGCATCAACGCAAGCCGGACGCATCACCCAGCCGGAATACCTCACGCACTGGGGACCACCTGCCAGCCCCATTAATTTCACCACACAACTGGTGCTCGATGGTCAGGTCGTGGCGGAAGCAGTGAATAAATACAACCTTCAGGACGGTAACAGAGGCACGGGAGGAACTTACTGATGGGCTGGGCTGAAAACCTGCAAAACGCTTCCTTTCGCGGTGTGCAGTTTGATGTACTGAACACGGATGAGCAAATCAGCCGCGACCATGCGGTCTATGAATACCCGTTTGTTGACGGGGCAGATTTGCACGACCTCGGACGCAAGGCGCGACCGTTCCGCATGACGGCGTTCCTGTGGGGGGAATATTACGAATATAAACTTGAAAAGCTGATAGCCGCCCTGGATAAAGGCGGTGATGGTGAGCTGATTCACCCGGTTTATGGCTCCGTACCGTCGGTGATTGTGACCGGCTACAGCATCCGCCATGACGCAGAAAGCCCGGACAGCTGCACCATCGACATGAGTTTTCTGGAGAACCGCACCGGCAGCGCGTTGTTCAGCACTCCGTTACCGGAGCTGTTTGCACAGCAGTTATTTGAAGAACTGGATAAGTTACTGGCACAGTTAAGCGAATTATTTGACGCTGTTACGGCCCCTTTAAAGACCATTAACAGCGTGATTAAAAAAATCCAGACGGTACGCGCCACGCTGGTAAATACCCTGCTGACGTTCAAAAGCGATTTTCTCTCATCCATCGACAATATGATGTCGCTGGCCAGCGAACCCGGAAAGTTTATCGGCGGGCTGGCAGAGGTGCTGGAAATCCACTCATCAGATGTCGGGCACGCGGTGCCGGTGCTGGAGCGTACTGATTCCGCCACCACGACCGGACTGACCGGAGAAGACAGCGTCGCCAGTTCTGCGACCGTGATGACCTGCTGGAATGAGGTGATGGCAGATATGGATGAGCTGGTCGCGCTGCCGGTCGCACTGGTCAGCGGTGATAAAACGCCGTCTGTGGCACTTCCGCCGGATGCGTCCGTGGAAGACGTGCAGGACGTGAAAGCGGCATATGCGGTTCTGGCAGCCTCAGAGCTGGCCAGCGTGGCGACGGCGATACTGTCAGATGAGGCCCAGTCAGAGCAGCTTATACCGGCGGATATCGGGCGACTGGTCGGGGATGTGCGCACCCGCTTACAGGCAGCCATCACGCTGTTCCGTGAACGCTATGAAGGCGAACGCGAACGGATAACCGAAACCGCATCACCGCTGGGGCTGATGTACCCGGAAATCATTCAGAGCATGAAGAACGTGGCGGCATCCGTGCAGGATGTCGGCCTGCTGGTTCTGTCTCGCCGCCCACCGCTGACGCAGAAACAGGTGCAGGCGGACAGCTGTCTGCTGTTGCTGGCGTGGCAGTGGTACGGTGATTACAGCCGTGCGGCAGAGCTGCAACGTCTGAACCCGCAGCTGCGTGACCCGAACAACATAACCGCCGGGATGGTGATTAATGCCTATGCAAAATAACGACGACAAAATCAGCCTGGTCATTGCCGGAAGGTCGCATTCTGACTGGAGCAGTTATCGTATTGACAGCGATTTCCTGAAAGCCGCCGACGGCTGGCAGCTTCAGCTGGGACTGCCTGAAAAGGTGTTCCCGGCGGATATCGTCCGGGGTGCGCCGGTCCGGTTGCAGGTGGGAGACGAGACGGTGCTCAGTGGTCGCGTGGACAGCGTGCGCCGCAGTGTATCCCGTCAGAACTGCACACTGACCCTGTCCGGGCGTGATGATGCCGCCATCCTGGTGGACTGTGCCGCGCCGGTGTTCAGCGCCAACCAGCTGACACTGGACGAGGTCATCGACAGGATTGTCAGACCACTGGGGATACAGCGCATCCGTATTCAGGCGTCCGGTGTGTCACGTAATGACAAGGTTGTTATAGAGCCGGGGATGCGTGCGTGGGATGCACTGGCTAAAGCTGCCGCCGGTCGCGGCTTATGGCCGTGGTTTGAGCCTGACGGGACGCTGGTTGTGGGTGGCCCTGACTACACCACCACGCCGGTGGACACGCTGATTATGAAGCTGGACGGCACCGGGAACAACGTGATGGAGCTGGACGATACCCGGTCCATTAACGGCTGTTTCTCCGAGCTGACGGTGCTGGCCCAGAGCCACGCCCGCCGCGCAGACAGCAAGAAACAGGTGGCCGTGGTGCCACTGGACATCTGGAACGAGGACGGCAGCGTGCGCACATTATCCGGGCAGGACAGCGGTAATACGGATAATGGACAGACAGGCATTCACAACATGAAAGCCGTGGCCACCGACCCCACCGTGGATTATTACCGCCCGCAGATAATCACCCAGGGCGACACCAGTAACATGGAGCAGGTGAACTGGCGCGCCAAAAAAATGATGAGTGATGCCCGCCTGTCGGGGCTGGATATCGTCGCACTGGTTGCAGGTCATCGCACGGCGGACGGTGTCCTGTGGCAGCCCGGGCAGCGTGTGCGGATTGTCAGCGAACCCCACGGCATCGACGCCATCTTTTTCCTGATGGGGCGTGAGTTCAGCGGAGGCCGTAACGGGAAGACAACCCGGCTCCGCTTTAAGGAGGACGGCGTGTGGATACCTGACGCCTTCCCGCGCGAGAAGAAACGCCATCACCGCAGGGGCAAAAAGAAAAAAGAGGTCGCTATTGTTAAGGTCTGGGAGAAATGATGTGGGACAAGGTTAATCAGCGCGTACAGCAGGCACTAGCCGCCGTTCGCCAGGCGTTCAGGGTGGTGACCGGTACGGTGGACAGTTCGACCAAAGTACAGTTGCTTCAGCTTAACGGGCTGGCAGGCGAACAGCTGGACGGTGCGGAGTATTTTCAGCATTACGGCCTCACCACATCCCCGCCGCCCGGCTCAATGGGTATTGCCGTTCCGCTGAATGGCAATACATCCCATACCGTCGTCGTGGCCACAGAGCACGGCGCATATCGCCTGACGGAACTGAAGCCCGGCGAGGTGGCCCTGTATACCGATGAAGGCGCGAAAATCGTACTGAAACGCGGGCGGGTTGTTGAAACGGACTGTGACGTTTACCGGGTGAAATGCAAACGCTATGAGGTTGAGGCAGAGGAAAGCGCCGCATTCACAACACCGTTACTGACAGCCAGTGACAAGCTGACGGTGGAAGGCAAAATCACCGGCAACGGTGGCATGGCCATCAGTGGGGGCAAGGGATACACTGCCACCTTTGAAGGCGATATCAACCATGTGGGTGGAGTGATTACCTCCGTTGACGTCACCATTAATGGCGTTAAAATCGGAACGCATAAACACGATACCCCTCACGGCATATCTGGCCTGCCGCATAATTAAGTGCTGAACACCCTCACCTGATTCTGACCTGTCCATGCTGCCAGACTGGCGGCATGGACCAGACGATTTCACCTGCAACCGGCGACTACGAACGCCGCCGGATTTATACACTCCATAACGCGGTTTATCTGCGACTGGCGACACCGCTTGGCAGTTACTGGGCGGATGCGTCGCTGGGGTCACGCCTGCACGAACTGAAGCGGGAAAAAGACGTTTCCCGTGTTCACAGGCTGGCGGCGCAGTATGCCAGCCAGGCACTTCAGCCCCTGCTTGATGACGGGCGGGCAAAATCCATTACCGTTGACACGAAAGCGGGTCAGCGCGGCTGGCTGTTGCTGTTAATCACCGTCACGGATAACGCGGGCACACTGCAGACGTTTGAACACCCTGTGAGGATTATGTAATGCCGTTTCCTGTTCCGGGCGTTGCTGAAAACACAGAA